CAGGATAGAAATGCTAAAACTAGCTTACGAAGAGCAGTGGAATTTTGCTGCGGCAGAGGATAGAGAGAAGGCTTCTCTAAGAGTAGCACCTCGACAGATGATGTATTAAGGTTAGATATGCCGACTAAGTTTGCTTCTGGCAAGAAGGCTATAGCAGAATGTGACCGGTGTGGGTTTAGATACAAGCTCAAAGAGCTAAAAGAAGTAGTAATCAAGACCAAAAACACTAACATTCTGGTGTGTCCTACATGCTGGGAACCAGATCAACCGCAGAATCAGTTAGGTATGTACCCTGTGGATGATCCTCAGGCTTTGCGTAATCCTAGGCCAGATAATAGCTATCAACAGTCTAGAGATATACAATGGGGGTGGAATCCGGTAGGGTTAACTAACCCACTGCAACTGACAGGACTGACAGATAATTTAGAAGCCGACGCACAGGTCGGAACAGTAACGGTAACAACTAGTTAAGGAGTTGTCATGAAAGACACAAACAAGTATACACAACCTAAAGAAGTGCCTGTACCAAATACAGCAGGATACCCTAACAATGTGCCTAATACACAGACACAGAAGATGAAGGGTGCTGGTGCAGCTACCAAAGGAACAGGGTTTAGCAAAAGAACAGCCTAATGAACTACTCTACTTTATTTGAGACTATCCAGGGGTACGTAGAAAATACGTTTCCTAACACGTCGGTAAACGACACCTCTGGGACTGCCACAAACTTTACGGGCAAAGAACAGATTGACACGTTCATTCGTCAGGCTGAGCAGCGGGTATACAACACCGTCCAGATGCCTGAATTCCGTAAGAATGTTACAGGGTCTACAACGTCTGGGGATAAGTATCTAAGTGTGCCAGCTGACTTCTTGTCAGTATTTTCTATGTCTATTATTGACACGGATAGCACACAGGCATTTTTACTTAATAAAGACGTTAACTTTATTAGAGAGTCTTTTCCTGACCCTACAGACACAGGCAAACCAACGCACTACGGGCTATTTAACGAGGATGCGTTTATCTTAGGGCCAACACCTGATGCTAATTATGGTGTGGAGTTACATTACTTCTACTACCCAGAGTCTATTGTAGACGCAGGAACATCTTGGCTAGGAAACGAGTTTGATGCGGTTCTATTATATGGCTCACTTGTAGAAGCCGGTACGTTTATGAAGGCAGAAGCTGATGTCATGAAGATATACATAGACCGCTACCAAGAAGCGTTAGCACTACTCAAAGAGCTTGGTGATGCTAAGAACCGTCAAGATATGTATAGAACTCCTCAAGTAAGGTATCCGGTCAAATAGTATGAAAACAGACGAACTTTCGTTTTTGTTAGGTGGAGCTGGCGTAACTGTTGCGACTACAAGTGGTCGTGGGTTTACTCCTGAAGAAGTGGCAGAGCGGGCTTTAGATAAGATTATTTCTGTTGGAAGTCAATCACACCCTGCCATACGAGATCAAGCAGAAGCGTTTAGGAATCAAATTAGACAGGTTCTAATTTTTTATATGAAAGAGGCCGTAAGGACTCACAACGTAACACTGGCTAACAAGTTCAAACAAGCAGGTTATCCAGAACTTATATCAATCTTAGATTCATAAGGAGCCAATCATGGCAATCACCCAAGCAATGTGTACTTCGTTTAAGGCTGAGATTTTGCTTGCCGTACATGACTTTAGAGCCAGTACCGGAGACACTTTCAAACTAGCGCTTTACACATCGTCTGCGTCTATTGATGCAAACACCACCGCTTATAGTGCGACTAACGAGTCATCAGGTACAAACTATACAGCTGGCGGTGCGGATCTTACTAATGCAGGTGTGACGTCAACAAATACCAGTGCTTCAACAGGTACAGGATTTACTGACTTTGATGACCTTACATTTACAAACGTATCCGTTACTGCTCGTGGAGCGCTTATCTACAACAACACGCCTTCAGCTGCGGGTATCGGTGGGGCTACACTCACAAATGCTGCTGTTGCGGTGTTAGACTTTGGTGCAGACAAGACCTCTACTGACGGCGACTTCACTATTATCTTCCCAACAAACGACGCATCGAACGCTATTATTCGTATCGCGTAAGTTAAATGGCTGCTGACGGTAACTGGGGTAACGGGAGTTACAGCCTCGGATATTGGGGCTACGGGCAGATTGATCAGTCTGTCTCGGTTACTGGTGTCGAAGCCACAGGGGAACTAGGTACAGCCGTAGCTGTACCGATAAAGAAAGTAGAAGTTACAGGTGTTGATGCTAGCGGTGCTTTAGGTACTGTTCTAGTCGATGCCAAGGCAAATGTAGAAACTTCGGGATTAGAAGCTACTGGCGGTATAAGTAGCGTTGGCGTTGCTTCAGATGCTGGAATACAGCCATCTGGTGTACAGGCTGATATCACACTAAATAGTGTTGAGATAGATGCTAAAGCAAATGTTGATACTTCTGGATTAGAAGCCACTGGTGCCATAGGCACTATAGAAGTAGACGCCAAAGCAAACGTAAGCGTTACGGGTCTAGAAGCAACGGGTGCCATAGGTGTAACGGATGTAGCTACAGAGATAAAGGTTTCTGTAACAGGAGTCCAAGCTGCTAATACCGTAGGCACAGTAACTGCTACTGCGAAAGCAAACGTAGATCCAGAAGGCTTAGAAGCTACAGCAGGATTAGGTACAGTAACTACTAGGTCTCAAAACTTTATCCAGGTTACGGGTGTAGTTGGAACTAGTGAGATAGGTGAAGCAGATGTAGAAGGTAAAGCAACTGTTTATCCTGTTGGTGTTGTAGGTTATGGACGTACTAAGACACCATTGATATGGGAAAATATAGACCCAGATCAAAATGCAAATTGGCAGTTAATTGATGATTCACAAACACCAGGTTGGGTAGAAATAGAGACTAATCAAAACCCAGAATGGCTTAAAATAGCAGCATAGGAGCTATAAATGGCAAGTACATATAGTAGTAATTTAAAAATCCAACTTATGACTACAGGTGAGAACCTTAGTACATGGGGGATTGTTACTAATACTAATCTAGGCACAGCGTTAGAAGAAGCTATATGCGGCACTGCTGACATTACGTTTTCAAGTGCAGATATCACGCTCACTTTGAGTAACACCAACGCCACACAAGATGCTAGGCACATGCGCCTTAATCTGACAGGTGTATCGGATGGCGCACGAGTGCTAACCGTCCCTGCTATTGAGAAGATGTATATAGTTAATAATGGTCTAGCTGATGCTTGTACTGTAAAGGTTTCTGGACAAACAGGTGTATCAGTCCCAGCCGGTAAGACTATATTGTTGATTAACAATGGCACAGACATTGTCGATGCTGTAACGCATTTATCTTCTTTAACCTTAGCAACTGATTTAGCTATAGCTGACGGTGGTACTGGGGCTTCTTCTGCTTCCGCTGCTAGGACTAACCTTGGTGTGGCAATTGGGTCTGACGTACAGGCTTGGGATGCTGGACTAGACGATATTTCAGGATTAGCTGTTACAGATGGTAACTTTGTTGTAGGTGACGGCGCTAATTGGGTTGCAGAATCTGGTGCGACTGCTAGAACTTCATTAGGTTTAGGGTCTATTGCTACTCAGGCAGCTAGTAACGTAGCTATTACGGGCGGAACAATTACAGGCACAACAATAAACACCTACACAGTCGGTTCAAATGCTACTGGTACAAAACATATTTCTTCTTCTGCGCCCACATCTGGTGACGGAGCTAATGGTGACGTTTGGTACAAGACTACTTAAGGTAGAAGTATGACGTTATATGTAAAAGATGGCGGTGTCTGGAAGCAACCTCAAGATGTTTATGTTAAACAAGATGGGGCGTGGACACGTATAGAAGGCGGTATCTATATTAAAGACACTGGTAACTGGTTTAAAGTCTACCCAGAAAGTGGGTCTCAAAGTTACACTACTAATGGCACTTTTTCCCTTACCGTACCTGGTGGCGTATATAGCATGAATGTGTCTGTCTACGCAGGGGGCGGTGGAGGAAACTCAGTTTGGTTCTGTGGAGATGGATTCCCCGGAGGGGGCGGTGGCTCTGGTGGTTATAGAACCAATGAGTCCTTATCTGTTACCCCAGGAGAAACATTGTCTATTGTTGTTGGTGCTGGCGGGGCAGGGGGTAACTACGTTAATTGTGGAGGAAACCCAGCAGGGGGTACTGGAGGTACTTCGTCTGTAACTAGCGGATCTGGGTCTGTAAGTGCAACTGGAGGTATAGGTGGACAACCTGGTCTGCCAGGAGGTGGAGGATCTGGTGGTTCTCCAAACGGTGTTAGTGGAAGTGGGGGATCTGGGCTTTCTGGCGGTGCTGGCGGCAACAATGGCACTGGATACGGGTCTGGAGGTAGAGGTGGAAACGTTGTAGCTGGGCAGCTAAGTGGGGTTAGTGGTAGCAAAGGAGCTGTGTTTATATCATGGTAGAAGCCTTAAATAGACTGACACTAAGAGTAAAAGGATTTTTTATGACACCCAAAAAATTAACCGTTGAGGAAGGCAGGCAAGCAGTAGATGAGCATTACGCAAGTCTTACGCAAGACGATAAAGTAGACGCGTCTGAAGCTGAACGTAGGAAAGCCGTATGTGATGGGTGCACTAATAAAGTACAACACTTCAAAATAGATATGTGCCAAGACTGCTATTGCTTTATTAAACTTAAAACAGCGCTAAAAAACGCTACTTGCCCACTAGATAAATGGTGATTTATGAAGACTACGGTAGAAGCCTATAAAGACGGTGAAACAAAAGTTTGCAGATACGAAATTGAGATATTATGTAGTAACTGTAATGATCCTGTTAGTGAGCACGAAGAAACTACAGGTACATGCACTAACTGTGGGGAACCTTGGCAACCACGACAATCAACTTCAGTTTGGGCTACGTCCGTACCTCAGGCTGGTGCCAAGACAATGGGACAATAGGAGGTCATTATGAT